TGGATTCCTTCCTTCTGAAGTTGCTGCTCCACCGCCTACGCTTGCAAGGTCGTTGGTCGGATTTACACCGAATCCATCCGGAGGTGCCGGCATTGCAGCGTAATTGACGTCATTTCCCTCACCAGGTGACGCTGGGTTTGGTGTCCAGGCTGATGCAGGCTTGCCACCTGCGCCCTTCTCAACGTCTGCGTAGCTTGGTGCTCCGTTGGCCGAGAAGTCCCTGCTCACATTTCCTACCTGCTGGTTATCTACAACCTCACCGACAAGAAGGAGGTTGAGGGCCTGTGCCTTGTACGCATTCTCATCGAGAGCACCATTCGTTGGAGAAGTGGCAAATATCGAGCTGAGACGCGTGTTGCTGGAACGGCCCTTCGTGACCGAAGTGGCAGGAGAGGACGTTCCCTGACTTGCATTTGCGACTGTTGGGTAATTCATGATTCACTCCTGCTCAGTTGAATTAGCGACGGGTCCTACGACCGATAACCTTCTTGGCCTCACGGAGTCGACCAAGCTCCCTGAGGAGTGCGCTCTCGCGGAGTGCGAGTGCACGAAGCCTCTTGGACTCGTTCTTGACGCCGGCTGCCTTGGCGTGGTCAATCTTGTTGACGAGAGAGTCAGCATACTCATCGGCACCGACCTCGTCTGCCTCGGCCTCAATCTCGGCCTCCTTCATCTTCTTTGCCTCTGCCACAATCCTGGCCTTCTCCTCAAGGACAATCCTGCGGAGGAGAGCGGGTGTAAGTGTAACGACCTTTGACATATTACCTCCGAGCTACTTTGCTCAATGTTAACTATCTGTGATTAGTGATTTTTACGAGGAGAATCTGAGAATGCGAGAGATGCCCAGTTTGCTGCACCTTCGAATACTGACGGATCAACTCCCGTATTGACCGCTGCTGCGACCCCTCGATCTGCATTCACCTGCTCCATCAATGTGGTGGAAGCTGTGTCTGCGAATATCGATGCCATCATGGGATCGTTTGTGATGGCACTGAAGTTCTGTGGTTGAGGGGCAGGACGCCTCTGTTGAGGAGCCTCAACCTGCTGTTTCTTAGGAATCGCAATTGAGTCAAGTGCTGGATGCCTCTTTTGAGGCGGCGGCGCCACAGGTGCCTGTCGCACCTTTGACTCTCTCATAGGAGCTGCTCCAGCACCTTCAGTGAGTATCTCAACAAGGCACTCCTTGATGAGACCTTTCAATTCATTCCTCGTCATCTCTTTCTCCAGGCTATCACATCGTTCAGAATCCTATCGATCCTGTCCTCACGAGTGAACACCTTATTGAGGTCAGCTGAATTTACTTTCTTGCCCTCGGCCATCATGAATGCGCCTGGTGTAGAAGGCTCAGCGACGAAGTCCCAACAGATAAGCTGAAAGTCATCCTGAACGACCTGGATGTCACCGTCTCTCTTGGTTGATCCGACTCCACGCGAGGAGATTCCAAGAGTGACTCCTGATTCTACAAGGCTCTGAAGTATCTTCCCCATGGGTGTGTCAAGAAGCTCCACCACGCCGTAGCATACGTCATCTTCCATGTATGCCTCACGGATGATGTGGCTCACCTTCTTCAGTTCAACGACTGAGGAGTCTGGATGGTCACACTCACCGAGGGCTCGATTCTCTCGGATGAACTTCTGATAGTTCCTGACCTCTCTCTCAAGGATCACTCTTGGGTAGACCCTTCCGTTCTGATTCAAGGTGTCTGCCTTCTGCAGGATGCCCTTCATAATGACCTTTCCGCCATTCTGGGCACGACTCTCTTTGATCATCTCACTTGTGTACTTGAAAGGAGTCCATTCTGTGAGGAGATAGAGGTTATTACTTGACATTGTCATTGCTCCTCAGTTCCTCAACAAGCTTTGAAACCGTGAGGAATCTTGTAATGTTCTCTTCCGTGTGATCGGTCACGTTGAGTTCAGTGATGACCTTCCTTGCAGGGTCAAGCTTCTCAGTCAGAATCTCGTTTCGATTGATTCTCTTAAATTCATCAAGAGCGATTTGACATGACCGCTTGATCTCAGTCAAATCGGTTGTTATCTTAGAAGATCGACCAGTTGATTCTGCAGCCATGAAGTTCTTGAGAAGACTCATCTGCTCGGTGGTAAGCTTGTCTCCCCACTTCCTGTTGAGCTTCTCTGTCATAATGTCAACTGTTAGCTTACTGACATCTGCCGTCTTCTGCAGGTTTGGATTCTTCTTTTCCTGCAACAGCATGTCGATAACCTTTGACTCATAGATCGCAACCCTTTCAGGAGGTGCGTTTGTCTTTGATCGCCAGTCATTCATGAGAGTCTGGACTGTAGCGTATTGTGTGTACTCTGGGACTCTAATGTCAAACAGGTTGCTTATTCGAAGACCCTTATTGATTTCCTTAATGAGAATTGACTTCTCACGATCGAGTTTCTCAGAGTTGTGAGAAACCGCTCCCTTTCGAGCTTCCTCAACAATTCTGCTCGCAACGCTTTGTGTTGGAACTGTTGTCTTGACCATTGCATTGAAGAGACGAAACTCCTTGTAAAGTTCCGACCCAGGTGCAAAATTCTTCTTCATGATCTCAACAGCTCTCTTCGCCTCAAGTGTGTCGCCCTCAATCAGGCTCTTTGAGATGTATCTGACAAGCTGTTCGTAGATCAACCCAACATTACGCTTCTTATTGTGAGTACGCATTAGGCTATTCATCCACTTTCGTAAATATGTCGTCAGACTCGGATAGTAGTGACGTCATTGGTTCTTTACTTATCTTTGTGCTGAGGTTTCGAAGGGCGCTGCTCATCTCGGGAGTTCTCCTTGGACGTGTAGTGAAGTCATCCTCAAATAGTGCCCTTGTGAGAGAAGTTTCAGCAGGTGATTCTTTCATTCCACTTCCAAGAATCGCTGACTTGTCTCCATAAGGATTCTTGGAAGTTGACTGTGGCCTCTTATCCAGGGTCATTGTCAGAAAATCAGGAATCGATGCTTTTGCATTTGATGACATCTTCTTCTTTCTTGGAAGCTTTCCGCCAAAGACATTCTTCTTCGACTCGGCTTCTGGCATTATTGGAAGGCCGGTGTCATCATCTTCAGTCATGTCGGCTTCAACAGCCTCATCCTCTTCACTCATTAGAGGGCCTGGGATGAACTCACCGGAGAAGAGGCCACCGCCTTCTTCACCACCTCCGCCTGATTCCTCACCTCCTGCAGCGGGCTCGGTCTCACCACCGGCGGGTGGAGTCTCACCACCTGATGCTGCAGTGTCAGATCCTGCAGCCTCAACGTCCTTGTCCTCGAGCTTGTCGGCCTTCTTGCCCTCGATGACTCTTTCGATCTCCTCATCAGTGAGACCAAGTATGCTCTTTCTAATCCATGTCCTGTCGACCATGCCCTCAGGAGCTGCTCCTGCAATCTCGAACTTTGTCTTGATAAGTTCGAGCTTCTGCAACTGTGCAACCGAGGATGGGTTATTCAGTCTCAGGGTGAAGTTGAGAATGTCCTCATCGGTGAAACCGTGTGAGTACAGGTGAATCATTGCCATCTTATTGAGTTCTGAGACAATCACCTTCTGAATTCTTGCAATCGTCCTCGAGAAACGGATGTCTTCCTGTGCAAGGGTTGCCTTCGCTCCGATCTCCTCATCGTAGCCGAGGTATGCCTTCGGAATCTTCAGGGCTGCGAAGAGCTTCTTCTGAATGTATTGAACGTCCTCAACGGCAGCGGCATTCTGTCCACCTGCAAGAGTATCAATCTTTGTTCCGGACTCTCCGCCTCTCACAGGAATGAAGTAGTCATCGTCTACAGCCATCGGGTTGTAGCGGAGGTCCATCTTTCCTGTTGCCTTATCAATAACTCTGTTCCTCTTGAGGCTCGTCTGAGCCTGCTGCATGAAGTTCTCAATCTCTTCAGGAGGAACGTTGCCTACGTCTATGTAGAAGATGCGTCGTTCAGGAGCGCGAACGATTCGATAGACTAACATTGCATCTTCAATGAGGATCAGTTGGCGCCAGATTCGACGAGCCGATTCGAGGACAGACGCTCCGTATGGAAGGAACGCATCGTTTCCAAGGAGCCTGAAGTGAGTGACCTGCCAGTTTTCAAGGACCTGATTTCCACGGGTGATCCATCGGAATCGAACGGCCATCGGATCCTTCGGGTCGTATCCCTCTTCCCTCTCAATCTCAGCAATGGGGATCGGGTAAGCATTGATGACACCAAACTTTGGATCGACGTCGTTGAATAGGAAGAAGTCTCCGTACTTGCAAAGATTTCTGACCCACATGTTGAGATTGAACTCAAGGTTCAATGTGTCATTGAAGAGAGTTTCTAGAAGTTCCTTGATTACCCTGTTCTCTGAGTAAACGTGAAGAACCTTGCCGGTGTCATCCTGGGATGCAGTTTCCTCTGCATAGATGTCAAGGGCAGAAGCAATCTCAGGAGTCGCCTCCATCTCTGAGAAGTCGGAGTACCTTGACATACGGTCGAATGCGCCGTATGCTGAGACGGTCGAAGAATAGACATCTGAGACATTCCTTCTGAACATCTCGTATGCTGATGAGGCTGTAGGCTCAGAATAGTTCTTTACCTTCCTCCTTACGACCGGTCCTGACCTAAAGAGTTTGGTCAGTCTCGAAAATAGTGTTCCGTTTTGTGCCACTTCAAAGCTCCGAACTGATTATTGACTTCTGCGACTCACCTGTAAAGCCAGGCGATCTCTGGTGGTATTGGATTGTCACCACTTCCTGGGAAGAACCGAGGGTCATAGTGTCTTGGCTTCAAGGGATCTCCTCCCATTGAAAGCACTGCTGGTCCTCTGTCCTGTCTGTTGACACCAAAGCCTGCTAGTATTGCCTTGGATACCTGCGATACGGCTTTTGCGCTTTCAGGATTCGGCTCATACAAAGAACTACCGATTGCAAGCGCCATCACAAGGTCATCATTAAATCCCTTCTGGGCCTTGGGAGTGTTTCCAATCCAGGCAAATGTCCTCATCTCATCGCAAAGCCTTGATGAATACACCTTGAGAGCTGAAGTTCGAAGCATCTCTTCCAGTTTGGTCAGGATTGTTGACCTCGACTGGGCCTGTGTCGTGAATCCAAACTTACCGACCGGGACATCAACAGAATATTGATATCTCTTGTCATTGAGGTAGATGTTCGGATATCCAATCTCACGAAGCTTCGTGATGGTTGCAAATCCGTATGTGTTGTTCTCGGGGCATACAAGAGCTTTCCCGTACTTCATCCCGAGTTCATTGAGTAGAATTCCAAACTGATCAGGAGGAAGCTTGCCCTTGAACTCGCAGACCTGTTCTGATGTAGTGGTGTCTATCACCTGGGCAGTCGAATAGTCTGCAGCGTCTCCTCTGGCAACATCAGCCGAGATGACGTACTTGTGGTCCTGTAGAGCGTACTTCCAGACCCAGACTCCCTGTTCAGGTCCCCACTTCTCAATTGGGTTCCTTGCCTGCAACCTTATCCTGTCAAGGTCTTCGCTTGTCAGGAATGTGTCACCTGAAGAAGCAAAGTCGCAAAGAAGCTCCTGCGCTATCTGCTTCCTTGACATTTGACGAGACTCAGCGTCAAACCACTTCTGGTCCCTCTCAGGATGGACATCCCACATGAGCTTGATGGGATTGAAGTCAGATTGTTTCGTCTCAGCATCAACCCAAAGCTTGTGATACTGATTACCGACACCGTTTGGAGTGCTCAGGACGATTGCTGAACCGCCTGTTGACAGGGTGGGATAGAGACCCTTCCAAAGTTGCTCAAAGTTCCTGATGAATGCTGCCTCGTCAATAATCAGGAGGGACAGTGCTTCAGATCGACCAGCGTCCTCTGACGTCGGGACTGCCTTGATGACTGATCCGTTGGAGAATTCTATTGCCTGCTTTGAGCTGTTTGTTATCTTGGGAATGATAAGCCAATCAGGCAGGTTCTCGATCATTGTTCGAACCTTGCGGACGAAGTTCTGAGCGACCGCCATCTTGGTGGCAATTACAAGGACATTCTTTTCCTTGTAGAATATGGCTCTCCACACAGCAAATGCTGCTGTGATGGTTGATAGTCCGAGCTGCCTGCTCTTCAGGACGATATTGAACCTGTGCTTGACAAAGTCATTGACACATTCATCCTGAAAGGGGTACGTCTTAAATGGTACGAGACCCCTCTCGGGGTGTGCGATCTTCAGGTATGTGTTGATGAAGTGAACTGGATCCTTGCCACACCTGATAATCTCACGAAGTTGAGCGTCCTTTGAGACAGGCATCCATCACCCGACCTCAAGGTCAACAAACCTTCTGTAGTATCCAACCTTCCTTGGACTCTTTGCAGTTGCGACTATAACCTCGAAAGAGTCATTGGTTGAAAGTTCCTTGAGCTTCACAGATTCAGAGGCAAGCTCCTTGAACCTTGTGCCGACCTTCTTCACAGCATCCTTGAGGATTGCGATCGATCTCTCGGACTCACGAATGACTTGGGGCCTCATGCCCTCTGGACCTGTGTAGTGAACGATCGATGTGTATGTGAGTCGAAGCCTATCACCCGTAAAGTTCGATGTGATCGATGTTGTGCCATCTGTTGAACCCTTCAATTCCTCGAGGGCCTGACCCATGGCATTGACCTGCTTGAAATTCATTAGACTCTCCTCAATAGTAAGTATCCCATTCGAAGAGTCTAATCTTGGATTGTTGGCCTCCAACCTTTCAGCCAGACCTCTCTGTTCGGATCTGCCCACTTTTCTTCGCAGTCACGACAGCAATCACTTCTCTTGTATGACATCTCGTCAAGAATGGTTCCCATGAGAGCTGAACATGTCGGACAAAAGAATGGGACTTCAGGTGGAGGCAGGCTTCCAACAACCTTCACCTCCCGTCGAATACTATTCATACCTCACTCTAGCATCCTGTCCAACTCTCGTAATCTCAATGACTTCGTCGACAGATTCCTTCACAGCATCAACATGTGAGATGACAAGAATGACCCTGAACCACTTCTTCAGAGATGATAGGAGTCGATTGCAGGCCTCAACAGATGTCTCATCAAGGGCGCCGAACCCCTCATCGATAACGAACATGTCTGTCTTTGGAAGGGAAGACACATTGATGAGTGCGACACGAATCGCAATTGAACCAAGCATCTTCTCCATGCCAGAACCAAGCTCAATCGGACGACGTGAGTCGCCATAGTCGAGGTAGACCTCAAGGTCAGTGGATCCTGTCTCTGACTCAAGGACAACCGTGAATCCTGCGACTCCCTGCAGGATGCTTGAGATCTCGGCATTAATTCTGGGAAGCTCGGATGTGATGATGTTGAGAGGGATGCCATCCTTTCCGTATGCCGCCAGGAGCTTCTCATAGACTCTCCACTTCTTCCTGTTCTCTTCAAACCGAGACTTGTCCTTCTCAAGTTCCTCAACCTTCGTGACATTCATTCCAATGGATCGATTGTCATCCTTCAGTCGTGCGTCCCACTCCTTAATTTGAGCGTTGAGAGAACTGATCCTCTGCTTCAGCTCACTGATGACGTTTGCCTCATCGCTGTCCGTCACTCGTAGTCTCATGGACTCAAGTTCATTGGAAAGATTGTTCAGCTTCCGACTTGCTGATCCGTGCCTTGTCTTGACAAGCTCGTACTGAGTCTCAAGGTTGGTTGAAGCTCCTCGATGGGCAATCTCCTTCTTGAGGATCTCCTCATACCTCTGCACCTTCGATTCAATCGCAAGCTCTGCATACTTCCGAAGAGACAACTTCGAGTTCCTGAGCTCTCCACTGAGCCTCTCGATGAGCTGTTGCTGTTCAGCAATCTTTGCCTTGTCCTTGTGAGAGTCCTTGATGAACTTACAAGTAGGGAAGGCATCTCCACACGGAACCTCACTAAGCCTTGCAGCCGACCTTTCCTTCGACTTTAGAGTGTCCTTCTCACGCTCGAGGTTGCTCTCAATTAGCGCGACGCTCTTGTCGAGATCTCTCATCTCAGAGAGCTGTGACCGCAGGTTCTCAATTGGAAAGTTCTTCTTCAGGTCCTCGATCTTTGAGATCTTCGTGTTGACCTCGTCGATCTCAGTCCTCAAGGATGACATCTTGGAAACGTAACCCTCAACAAGTTCAGATGTCTCCTTGATCTCATTCTCCTTGGAATCGACATCAGCAGAAGTGACCTGGTCCCTGTCCTTGTGAGTGAGAAGCTCTACATTGAGGTTCTCAACCTTCTTTCGATGGACGTCAATCTTGTCCCTGAGTTCCTCGGCTTCGTTCTCCATCCTCGCAAGGTCTGTCTTTGCCTGGGTGATGAGTGTGTCGTAGTCCTTACTTGGAGAGTTCTTCATGAAGCTCTTCAGGTGATTGGACTCCTCCTTCAGACTATAGAGGACCCTCTCAAACACGTTGAGATCGAGGAAGTTTCCGAGGTACACCTTCCTTGCGGTGGCCTTCTCCTTGATGAAAGTGTTCATCTCACCCTGAGATGCGAAGGACGTTAGGAGGAAGTCCTCGGCTGATCCCACGAGTGATTGCAGCAGTTTATCAGAGTCTCTCCGTTGCTCTCCGGAAAAGTCGATATGGTTTCCATCCTTATCGATCCCGAAGATGTTCAGTTGTGTTCCTGCTGATACTTGTCCGCGCTTGTTCGTGTGCTTGATTGTCTGTCTCTCGACAACGTAATCGTTCCCGTCGATGGTTAGGCAACACTTCGCTCGACAGTACCCCTTCCTCGTGTTGACGATGTTGATGTTCTTGATGTTTCCTCGATCACTTCCATTGTAGAGACCGTACATCAAGGTGCCAGGGATCGATGACTTTCCAGTTCTGTTCTGCCCGAAGAGACCGACGACTCCATTGAGGTTTGCGAAGTTGATGTGGTTGTCCTTCCCATAGGCGAAGGTGTTGTCCCAGTCCATGGACTTCAGGGACCACTTCACGTTTCGAATGGCTTCCTCGTCATCCATCCTCTTCAGGTGAGAGTCGACCAACTCTTCCATCAGCTGGAAGTCGGACTCATCGAACTTCTCGGTATCTAGGAACTTCCTAACCAGCTTCTTGTGGACCTCCGGATCTCGAAGGTTCTCCCTCTCCAGCTTCTCATTCTTTAGGCCAAGCTTCTCAGCGTCCCTATTGTCCTCAATCTTCCAGACAATCTCACTTGCTGAGAGGTTCTCCTTGAGGGCGGCAGACATTGCCTTGATCTCTTCCTGCAGGAGGTGAGTGTCAACGGCAATCCTGAACCTTGCACCGTCGAGACCTGCTCCCTCAGCAAGGGTATCAATGACGCTTCCTTTCCAGCGGATGGTGACGTAGGGCGTGTCATTGCTGATGTTTCGAGACTCTACGTCAAAGTCATTCGCAGATCGAATGGTCCACAGGAGATAGCCCTTGTCTATCGACTCTCCGTAATTCTGCTGAATTGTGGAGCCTGGGTAAGCGAACCTCTTCTCACGATCGAGGAACTGCTGCCTGTGAATGTCTCCGAACATTCCAAACTGAAAGCCTTCGAAAAGCTTCATGTCATTTTCGGACTCGCAGGTGTAGTCGATGTCCGTGAGTGCTCCTCGAAGTGCCCCGTGATAGAGTGCAATGTTCACCCGACCCGGGTGTGGTACCACACGGTCCCATCCCTCCTCATCAAAGCAGGAGAAGTTGCCCCATGAGATGGGAATCTGGAACCTGTCATCATCGTACGTGTCGGAGCGCTTGTAGAGGGTGATGTTTGGATTTCTGAGGGCCTCAAGGATCGGTGTGATGGCGTCCTGTCGGTCCTTGTTGTTGATGAGACCGTCGTGGTTACCAAGCACGACCACAACAGGCGCGACCCTTGCCATTGAATCGAACCACCACGTGAGGCAGTCAATCAATTCAGGTGATATGCCCTGCGTCTTTGAATGGACAATGTCACCACCGATCAGGATACAGTCGACCTCCTCCTGCTTCACCTCATCGATGAACTTCGTGAAGACCTTTCGGTACTCTTCGTGGCGACTGAGTCCTCGCCAGTGGACATCTGCAATGTGAGCGACTTTTACCTGGTTCAAAACATTGACCCCGATGAGATTGTTGAGATGAGGAACTGTAGGCGATTGTTGAGAGACCACGGCCGAGCATCCTTTCGAGCCTGCCTGATTTCTTCTCGGTTCATTTCACCGACGTCCTTTGCGTCTCCTGTGTCCAGGATCCTAACGCTAATATCATGCTCATATAGTAACTTTGCAATCTTGTGTTGTTTGGACTCGGCATCATCATCAAGCGCCAGTATGACAGGTGTCCTGTTTGATGTGATCTTTGCAAAGAGTGCATGATTCTTGGTGAGAGTTGATCCGAGGAGACATGTCGTGTTTCCATCGGCTCGAATAACATCAAACGGTCCTTCACAGACCATGAGCTCCTGGCTCCAATCAATATCTAGCTCATTGAACACGATCTCACGTCGGTCTGCCTTTGGATTCAGGTACCTTGGCTGTGTGTCCTTGTCGACGGTGCGGGAAGTCCAAAAGTTGATCTTGCCGCTGGAGTCAAAGGACGGTATGATGACTCGCCTCCGGTTACGACCCGTGAGGGATGTGCCAAGCCTGAACCTCCACATGTCAGATTCAGTGACATCTCTCGAACGGAGGTAGTTCAGGACAGCATTCGCATCAGGATCGGATCCCCAGTATTCTGCGAGCATGATGAATCCATCAGGAACCTTGACCTCTTCCTTCTTTTCGACGGGCTCATCAATGAAAGTCCTCTCTTCAACAGCCTCAAACCTCTTCTTCCACTCAGGAAGGCTTGCCTGTGAGAACTTTCTGAGAAGAGAGACAACGCTTCCTCCTTTTGTTCCACAGACCCAACAGTGCCACCGTCCATCATCCACCTTCACGACAAGCTTCATCTTGTCGTTGTTGCAGACAGGACAATAGAAACTGACATTGACGCCGTCATTACCGACAGCACACTTGCCCAGGGCCTTTCGGAGGAAGGCTATCCTCTCATTGATGTCTATCAGCACGGTTCATTCTAAACCGATTCTTTGACATGAATAAGAAGTCCTGCCCTTGCCATCACATAAGCGTCAGCGGCATCATCGACTCCGTGGTCAAGGACGACCTCACCCTTTCTCTTTCCAGTCTTGATAACTCTCGTTGGGAACCTGTAGTCAGGCTCCTGCACTTGAAGCCAGGCAATCACAGCCTGCTTGGGATCCTGTCCTTTCTCAATCTTGACACCGGTCTTTGACCTTGCCGTCCTTACAGGTATCACGACAGGCTTCACTCCAAAGACCTCGTACGCCTTGTTAGAGACGATTCCATTGAACCTCGCAAGTGTGATGAGGGTATTTGCTGAGGACGCACCGGCCCTGAAGCCCAGCATGTTCTGCTCAACAAAGATGTGTGTGGGTGAGACGTCGAGGTGCTTCAGCACCATTCCAACAGCATCCGACTTCTCATAGAGATCAGGCAGATGAGACAGCCCAATGGATCCCATGCTAATAAGCTTTCCACTATCATCGATAATCGACCATCCGGTGCTGGATGTCGATACGTCAAGTCCGAGTATCATCCTCAATTGTATTGGACAATCAGGATTAGAAATCGAACTTTACCCTGAACATGATGCGATCTCGATCCCTCTTTTGAACAGGCTGCGCCAGTGATGCCTTTGCAACCACATTCAGGTACTCATCGTGAAAGTTCACAGTGTCTATCATCACGAATGAGTCGGACTTGTCGTTTGCATAGTCAGAAGCAGTTAGGGGCATCCAATTGGGATTTGAACTTGAATTCGCTTGGAATGCAGGAATGATTGCCTGCATCTCGAGGACGTTGATTGGTTGCTCTCCTCTCATCTCAACATCAAATTGACTCTTTCCAAAGAAGTCACCGAGATATGGGTTTGTGACACACACTACGCCTTCGTCATAGAGCACGATTCCGCACACTGCCCAAGTTGGATGAGGCCCTTCACAATCTGCTCGATATAGGGTTCCAAACCCGTTGTCACGAAGAGTGATGGCCTGTCCAGACCCGGTCATTGCGTAGTCTGTTATCCTGTAAGAAGTTGGATGAATCCTCGTTCCATAGAAGAGATTAGAAGCGTCATAGAAAGAAACGAGATTCGATGATGGATCAAGAGTCCTTTGCAGTATGGTGAGGTTCGATGTTGGTGAGCCTCCCATGCTTTCAGGCGATGAACCCGCAATTTGATCGAAGAAGCTTCCACTCTGTTGCGTCAATCCTGTGAAGATCGAACCGGTAGAAACGACTGACGACAGGTTCACAAACGAGAGATCTTGATCGCCTGCATCGTTCCTGAACATCTCCATTAGGAAAGATGAGCCCGTTGAAAGATTGCTGAAGTTGGGTACAAACCTTCCATTGTCGTTTGGAAGGATAAGATAGTTTCTTCCTACTACAGATCCAGTTCCCATGAGAACATCATTTGCTGTTATCGTAGGAACCTGATTCGTCGTGATGTCACTTGCTGTGAGGAATAGTAGTCTTGGGTAAGATCCTCTCACCATCTCTCTGACGTGATTCTCAACATTGATTTCGTGGCCGCCAACTCCGAAACTCATCGTCACATTGAACGGTGTGTCTGTTCCTTTGACCTGGTACGAGAATGGAGTGTCAAGAACTTTTCTCGTTGTTGATTCTCTCGTGAAGTGAGGAGGAAGGTAAAATGCAAGACCATTAGCACCAGATGAATAGAACGACTGAGATCCTGACTGAACCTCTAAACTATTCCTGAAGTTTTTCCATATCCTAACCTCATGAAGCTCAGCTCGCAGGGGATGAAGCATTGACCATGATGTTGGATCGTAATCGTCTGATATGCTCAGGCTATTGTCAACGCCTTCATTAGTCACAGCATTTGAATTGAAGAAGTGACTGATTCCTCCACCTGGTGAGTTGACTCCCTCAAAGAAGTTTCCAACAAAGACCGCGTTTGGATCGTCAAGCGGAGAGAAACTTGCCTGTGAGATGCTGGAGGACGGGACGATGAAGGTGCCGGCGCCCTGTCCGTCAATAGTGAAAGTTCCTGTCCCAAAATTGATTGATGTTCCTCCCCACCTGATTGCGACGTGATGCCACGTGTTATTCTTCAGGAATGGTGAGGATTCAAATATCATGTCCTGTGGGAACGGTCTTTCGTTGTTAGTGATTCCAAGCTGGACATTTCTCGGTGGAACTTCTGCGGATTGTGACAATTGCAACAGGATCTTGAATTCAGTCGGCCTTCCAAGGGAATCTGCACGAGATCCTGATACAAGAGACACAGCAAAAGATGAGCTTACGTGAAGTATCGTTCCTGCGTTGTAGAATCCCTCATCACCCAGGCTTGTGGGTTTGACGTAAAATTCTATTGTGAAAGGCCCAGGCGGCGTGTAGACACCGAAACCATCACTTCCAGCAGGGTTCGCATAAATGAGAGAAGCCGAACTGGGCAGTCCACTTGAACTGAAGAAGTTGAGGCATGAGTAATTCGTGTAGCCCCAATTGATCTTTGGATTTCCTGTCCTGTAGAAGGGCACAAGCCTGTCCTTGAAGACAAGCTTTCTTTGTGTGTCTGAGTTGAGGGAGACCGGTGGCGTGAATCGCAGTATCTCCATTGACTTCAGATTTCTTGGAGTCACTCCAATTGAGTTCACAGCTTTCAAGTAATCATCAAGAACCTGATAGGAACCTGATGACTTCCTTGCGTCCTCCAAGATCGAATCTGCTGTCCTGTCTCCGAAACTCTCAGTGAAAGCAGGATTCTTCTCGGTCGAAGAAGCACGAGGATAGACCCTGACCGAACCTGTCACACCTGATGAAGATGATGTGAAGGTTCGGACAGGCCTCGCTATAACCGTGAAGTTTTCGAAGTAGTCCGAAGTTGTCCTTATGAGGGACATTGATCCCCCTTAGAAGTCCAGCCTCACCCTTACCGTGAGATCCTTTTCGTCATTCTTCTCGATTGGCCTTGAGAACTTTGCTACAGCAACCAGAGTATTGTCAGCCGTGTAAAGACCGACCGTTGTTGGGAAGGTGAAAGTCCTGTCAACTGTCTGGTCATCTATGACAACGATGTTATTCGAAGCATCAATGAATGTCGGGTTGGATGAATAGTTGAACTCATCTGCAGAAGCCCTACAGAACAGCAATGTGGAGTTGATGTTCGTGATGTTCTGATATGTCATTGCAGTAAGAGAACCAGACGATATTCTGCAGGATGCAATGTGATTCAATATGTCGTCTATCGAACCGCTTGTCATCAGGTCAGGGATGAACTTTGCTCCAGGAGAGGACCTTGGCATTCCTGCTGAGATGTGACCGATGATTGTCTGGTTGTTCAGAGACAGTGGGAAAGGAGTTGCAGTTCCTGAGACTGCACTGATAACTCCTGACACGTGCTGAGCACCTGACATTATCTTCTTCATGTCAAACACAGCAATTCCGGCATCGTAGAACATGAGACCGACCTTCTGTGTTGACTCCGAGCTGTTTATGATGGTTCCTACCTCACCACCAAAAGTCACCTGCCTGTTAGAAGCAGCTCCAACATCTGTGAAGATGGTTGAACCGGATGGTGAAGTTTTGTTCAGATTGTATCCTACTGTAGAACCTGCACCGTTGTAGGTATCGATGACGCCTGTCGTGTAGAACCTCATTGCAAATGTCTCAGGCTTGATCTTGTCCCTAGCAAAGAGCCTCTTGAAGGAGATGAACAGGGCTTCATCTATTCTGTCAATCGTAGCCGATGAGTCGAATGGAGCGTAGAATGCAGACTCGTTGTCACCAAGAAGCTTGCCTGCAAACAGCTTATACATGTCAACCTTCTCTCTCATCTGCAACGAGGTGTCAGGGAAGAGAAGCTTTCCATTGGAGTCTTCACCAGTCTTTATGTCCTGAACAGTGGATCCACTGTACCACAAGCCCATTGACAGGTCAAATATTGCATTTGCAGACTGCAGAGTGTAGTCTTGGTCATGGATGGTTTGAAACAATGAGGAAGTGACAGCGTAGCTTCTAACACCATCGCTAGACGCTGTCACAAACATTGAGTATCCCTTTCGAGATGCAGATCCTGAAATGTCCTCCTGGATCACATCAATAAGCTGACTGAGGGCAGTTGTGGTAGTGTTGACGTCACCCTGCCCAATTCTCTTGAAAATTGCCATTAGGTTGTGCCCTTATTGATTGATATGCTGAGGTCCTTTACCGCACCGGATGTGAGTCCGGCAACTGACACCTGGGCATTGATAACGTTCTTGTTAGAATTGCTTCCGAAGATAAGAAACTGCGTGTCGCTTATTGAAGCAAGCTGAATGGTGAACGTCACTGATGCCGCATTTGTTCCCGTTGCAA